CTAAATTAGATAAACCTACTAAAGCTGTATTTAAACCAAAAACTCCATTAGCTACATTATAAATTTTACTCATAGCTTCAGAAAGTTCTACTTCAGAAGGTTCTCTACCATTTTGCTCTATAAAATCTTGAATATAATTTTCTCTAGCTTCATTAGCAAAATGCCTAGCTTCTACACCAGATTCATAAAATGTACCAGTACCTAATCTTCTTACAGCACCTGCTACATCAGCAGTTTCTTTAGCTGTCATTCCTAAAGTTCTAAATGCCTTTGAAGCATCTTCTACTTTAGAACCTGCTTTTAAACCTGTTCTTAAAAATCTAGAAGCCATTCCTGGTATAGCAGAAGAAGCTATACCTAAACTTAAATATTCTGTTAATACTGCTCCTGCAACAAATGACATACCTGAAAGTACATCATTTGCCCAAAAGTTATGAGTACCCATTTTTTGTAGTATACTATAATCTTCAACTTCTTTTCTTACATAATTAGGTAGAGCTTCATCCATTGCTTCATTAGCTCTATCTAACATTCTTTGAAAGTCATTATCATAGACATTACTAAAACTTCCTGTAGCTGCTCCATAAAGCAATCCAGGAATCATAGCTAAACCTCCTGCTGTTGCAGTTAAAGTTTTACCTGCAAATTTAAGAGTACCATTAGCCCATTTATCAGACCAACTTTGAGTTTCACCAAATAAATCATCTACATCAGCATATATAGAAGGAGCAGCTTGAGTTTTTTTAGTAAACTCTTCTAATTTTTCTGCTTGTTCTCCTACTACTCTTTCTTGGGTAAAAGCAGGAGTAGCTGGTTGATAACCTCTTTTATCACCAAAAACATCCTCATATTTTAAGCCAGGATTTTCTAATTCCCACTTTTCTTTTTCTTGTGTAAGTCTAACAGCTTCAGGAATATTAATTCCTGGACTAACTATTTGCTGTATTCTATCTCTTAATTGATTTTGTTTATTTTCTTGGCCAATCCACTCCCACTTTCCAGTAGCTTCATTATACTTCCACATAAATAAAAAGTTGAAATTATTTTACAAATATAAGTTTAATAATTAAATTCTATATGATAATGTGGTGCACCACTATCAATTGAATGATATAAAACAGAAGCACCGTATTTACTTTTCCATGCTTTACCTTCTGGTGTTAATAACCAATTCCAAAATTGTAAACCTGCTTCATCATCTCTAATATCTACAGCTTTACCTTTTACATGAGGAGGATTTTGAGGTTTTTTAGAACTACCTTTTTTATATAGATTTTCTTGTTGTTCAGAAGTTCTAATAGCATCTGTTACAGTTATTCCAAAAGGAATACTATTTACAGGGGTAAGAAGATAAGAAGTTATATTTTCTTTAACTCCTTCTTTAAATTTTATCTCCTGTCCCCCTGTTTGGGCTTTCCCATAGAAGTACCTCCAGGACTTTGAGTAGAAAAAGGATTTGTAGATAAGTACGCACCAATGTAAGTCATAACTTCTCCGTAAGATTTAACATTAGAAGGGTTAATAGACTGACCATTACTTAATGGTAGTTGATCAAGACCTCTATAACTACCATCAGGTTTTACTAAAGATATAGAAGTTACTCCTGTTGTTGGAGAAGTTCTTAAAGCATACACATTTCCTTCTTTATCTTTAAATTCAACAGGATTTACAGGTCTAGAATTTCCTTGAAAATATAAAGAAGGTATAGATAACATATTTCTACTAAAGTTTTCTGTAGCTAACCAAGAATATCCTACTTGATTTACAGCAGGATCATCTGAACTTAACATATCAGAAATTAAGTTTATTTTATCTTTAGAATCAGCTTCACTTAAATCTATTTCTAAACCAGAATATGAATTTGGTTTTATAGCACCATCAGTACCTTTATTAGCTACTCTAATAAGCATTGTAGGACTTCCTAAATTATTTACATCAAAAAACACTCCTGTAACTTTGTACCCAGCAGAAGCATCAAATTCTGACTCTTTAAAAGGATTATCAGCACTAGATAAAATATCTGCTAAATTAGTATTATTTAAATAACTCTTACCACCTATTCCTCTAGAAGCAGCAGTTTTTTGAGCCATATTTGCTATTGCTGGAGAGTTACTTACAACAAGGTCTTCATATCTTTTTTGTATGCTGTACATAGCTCCTTTTTCTTTTTCATTTTCAGGATCAGCAGCATATACTGTCATTCTATTTTGAGCATATTTTTGATTAAAAGTTTCTCTAATAATAGATGTGTGCTCTCTAATTTTGTTAAATTCTGTATTAATTTTAGGATCTTTAGCAGTGGGGTTGTATTTTTCTATTCCAAATCTTTTTTCTGGAAAATTTTCTACTGGAGTTATTATTTTTAAATCATATAATTTTTTTAAACCAAAATTTGAATTTATTTCATCTATAGTATAACTAGTAGAATATCTACTTTTTTCTGGAAAATATTGTTCTACATAAGACATTAATACTAAAGAATTTTGTATTTCTTCTTCAGGTACTTTAAGCTGTTCTGCTGAAGAACTTACAGCTTCATTATAAATTATTTCTGTGTTTTCTTTTACTTCTTCAGCTTCTCTTAATTGATTTACACTACTTACAAATTGAGTAAAAGCATTATATTCATCTTCATTCTGAGTAGCAGAAGGAGAAAGGTCTAAAAGTCCTGCATAAACTTTATCTCTAATATCAGTAATTTGTTCAGGAGTAAAAATTGAATTTAATACAGGGTTTTGTTCATTTAATCCTTGAGAACCTTGGCTAGTAAGTAAATCAAATAATGAAGAATTACTTTGGAGCAATGCAAGGATCTGAGGTTTATTTTGTAAAGGAATATTTGCTCTTTCTAAAGCTTTTCTAGCAATTTTATCAAACTCAGCATCAAACTTAACAAGTTGTTCTTTTAAAAGAGGAGAAGAAGTTCTTACAAGACCTAAAAAGTTTTCAGTAGTTCTTTCTTCAGCTTTTGTTATATTTTCAGTTATTTGTGTTGTAGTTTGAGCAAGAATATCAAAAGGATTTATAACAGCTCCTTCTTCTACAACTGAAATATTTGACCTAACACCTGAAGGACTATATCCTGAATTATTATCTGAAGTCTTAGGTGATATTGGAGTACTAACATCAGCCTCTGTAATATTATAAAACCTTTTACTAGCTAATTGTTCTACATATCTTTCTAAATCTTCTTGAGTATTAATTCCTAAATATTCTTTTATGTATGATGCTTGAGCATGAGTATCTTCTAAAAGAACTCTAGCATATTTTTTAATAGCTTCTTGTATATATTTTGCTGAAGTATTTAAATCAGTTACTTTTCCTTTTTTAACCATTACTATACCACCTGAAGGGTCTACTCTAAATTCTGCATCTTCTTCTTTTGCAGAAGCTGTTAAAAATTTTACAAAATTTTCATTTACATAATTTTGAGTATCATTAAAAATAGGAGCTTTAATATCTTCATAATTAATATTTTGCCTCCATTTATATTCTCCTGTAATAGGGTCAAATTCTTTTAATCCTCTATAATAAGCAGTTTGAGAACCTTCTTTTCCTTCTAATGGTTGAATATTTGTTTTATAAGCAGTAGCATGTCTAAGTAGTTCTACCATTTCAGGGTCATTTAAATATTCTCTATTTAAATCAGCTAATTGACTAACTACTTGTCCATAATTACTTTTATCTCTTTCTAGTTGAGCAGCTAACTCTTGAGTTTTTTGAGAAAAATAATCTCTTTTTTTCTGAGCTAAACCTTGTTGTTCATGCCAAGGAGAAGCTTCAACTTTAAAAGTAGCTTTATTAGTTAAATCTCTAGCTGCATCTAATCCTGCTTGTTTTTCTTGCAAATTTTTATACATGAAATCCAAAGGCATAGGCACAAACTGTGACTCATAAGGAGTTTCTATTGGGTTTATAAATCTTACTGCCATAACTTATCGTTGTATTTCTGCGTACTGACCACTAGGTAATTTAATATATTTTTTACCATTAACTTCTATTTCACCATCATAAAGAGCTGAACCTGATGGAGTAATTCTAGGAACAATTTTACCATTAACTAGATCATAACTTAATGCTCCAAAATCTTTAGTTCTTAAATTATTAATCATCATATCTTGACTTTCTCTAGCTCCCATATCTTTTAAGAATGTTTGGAAGTTTTTACCAATACCTTCAGCTCCTTTAAGTCCTAGATTCCATCTATTAGCTATAGATTGGTCTTTCAATAGATTATTTTGTGCAGCTATATTTGCAGCATTTTGAGCTTCTTGATTAGCTAGAGTTATATTTTGATTATCAATACCATATCTAGTTTCAGCTAAAGCACTACCTAAAGCAGTATTTAAAGATGCAGTTCCACTAGCCATATTACTTAAATAAGCAGCTTGTGTAGGTGAACCAGTTCTTATAGAATCTTTCATTGTAGCTAATGCTTGATTAGCAGCAGCTCTTCTTAAAGCTACAGGAGTATAATTAAATCTTTGGAACTTAGGTGCATAATTATAAGTAGCATCAGGAGAAGCAGCAGCAGCTACCATATTAGCTACAGGGCCTACCATAGAAGCACCTAAACCACCTAAATAATTACCCATAGGAGAAGAGTAATCTTCTAATTTAAAAGATTGAGAATTAGGATTTTCTGAACTTTTTAAATTAAAATTATCGTTAGTATATAAATTATTAACAGAAGTAAAACCTGTTGGGTCTGAATTGTATTCTATAGGATTTACAGCTTGTACTCCTAATCTTACAGAAGGTCCTTGTGGTACAGAAGATGAATTAAAAATACTTCTAGAAAAATCTATAGTTTCTGGAAAAGAAGGATTTACAGCTTTTGTTTCTAATGGATTTTCATAATTAATAGATACTGGATTTACTTTATTATTAGTAGAGTTTAAACCTCTTATTACATTATTTACTCCACTAAATAAATCATCTGAAGTATTAGGAGTTTTAGAAGGTAAATAACCACTTCTTTGATAATAAAGTTTACCACCTTTTCTCATTACCATAGGTAAATTAGGAGGAGCAGCTTGCATACCTGACATGTCTTGAGGCATACCTTCAGGCATACCTTGTTGTTGCATAGGCATTTGCTGTTGTTGTCCACCTAATTGCTGCATTACCATTTCAACAATTTGTACAGCTTGTTGTTCATCTATACCTTGTTGAACTAGACCTTGAATAATTTGCTCAGGAGGTGTACCATTAGATAAAGCTTGAGCAACCATTTGCATTAGTTGTTCTTGACCTCCACCAGGCATTTGTTGTTGTTGCTGTGGCATCATCATTTCACCTCCCATTTGATACATATACCCACCATACTCTTTAGCAAAGTTCTTTGCAAAATTAGCTTTTTTTCTCATAGCAGGGCTATAAGTACCTTCTTTAGAATTAAGTATTTTAGAAGCAGCTTGTTGAACACTTAATCCCATTTTAGATGCTTGTGCTTTAAATGTTCCTTTTTTAGAAGGGTCTATGTGAATACTCCCACCATTTTTATACATTTCTACAACATCATTTGTTAAATTAAAATAACCACCATCTTCCCATGTTGCTCTAGCATAAGCTCTAAAATATGGATTTTTAGCTAAATTCTTTTTATGTTTAGCATAGAAAGCATCTTTACCATATTTAGATTTACTTCTTTCTCCTAACTTAGGGTCTCCAAAATATTTTTTAGTTCCATCAGGCCCTGTAACTACATGAGTTTTACCTTTTCTATCATTAGACCTTCTAACAGTATAACCACCATTTTTATAATCTACTTCAGGAATTTCATATTCAGCTAAAGGATTATATTGTTCAATCATATAACCTCCAAATTCTTTTTTAGGTTTATCATAAGGAAAACTTGGAGAAGTATTACTTTGTTGAATAGCTTGAACTGCATCTGTTGTTTTACCTAAAACTGGTGTACTAGATAAAGCAATCCCTAGTAACTTTTGGTTTCTACTTAATCTTGAAGAAATATTAGGAGTAGATCTTAATAAGGATTTACCTATTTTACCTACTTTACCTAAAATAGGTAAAGCTCCAAAAACTTCTAAACCAGTATCAGCACTAAATAATCCATTGTCTTTAACTGAATTATATACATCATCCCAAGAAGTTAATCCTGTAGGATCTGCTATTTCTACAATATTTTCAAAATTAGATTCATCAGAAGGATTAAATAATGATAAAGGATTTTGTCGTTTATCTAATATTAATCTTCCTTCTTTTCTTTCTTGCTCTTTTAAATAATTTTGTCTTTCAGGATAAGACATTGTTCTAACACTATTAGTATTTAATAAATTAGGTCTTGTAAAATTAACAGTATTAGAAAATTGAAAAGAACTATTAGGTGCAGGTAGATAACTACCATTTTGGTAAGATTTTTTAATCTTAGCTTCTTGCTTTAGCATTTCTTTTGTAGGTTTTTTACCACTACCTCTGTTTGCTCTAATATTATCCCATAGCCCTCTTCTAGAATAAGAACCATCAGCTCTTTTAATCATATTACCACCTCCACCTAATTTTTGTTCCATAAAAGGAGCTTGTGTTTCTATAGGTTGATTAGTTAATAGTTGTTGAGAACCATCAGCACCAGTAACCATGATAGGTTCATTATTATTAGTAGGAACTACTTGTGTAGGCCCTTGTCCAGGAAAAGTAATACTTTCAGCATCAGGATATAAGTTATATCCCATTTGTTTTTCTAATTCAGAATTAGCAATAATGTCTTGTTCTTCTTTAGCTTTTTTATCTAATTGGTGAGCTTGAACAAGTTTTTTCATTTTTTGCTCAAATACTTTTTTAGTTAGAGGATCATTAGGTCTTAGTCCTCCACTTAAAGTAGTTTTAATTAATTTACTAATTTGAGCATAAGTTTTACCAGCATATTTTTCAGGAAGTCCTAATGCTTTTAAAGCAGGTTTAGTTGCTTTAATAGTATCAGACATTACATAGTTTTCTGGAGTGTATATAGTTTCATTTCCTTCTACTTCTACAGCAGGTGCATTAGAATTATTAGGTAGTGTTACACCACCTTGTTCATGTGTAGGCCCTTTAATTTCTGTAAGACCTAAGTTATTATTCATCATACCTCCTTGCTGAAAATAGAATTTACCTCCATTTCTAGCTAATTTAGCTCCACCAAGTAATCCAGTTAAATTGTTTATTCCTTTTTTAGAATTACCTGTCATTGTACCTGTTAATGAACCCAAAGCATTAATAGATTCTCCAGCTATTTGTGCAGCTTCACTATCAGGATTTATACCTTTTACACCTGCACCAATACCTTCTAAACCTTCTTCAAAAGCTGAAGTCATACTAGCAGGATTAATAACAGCTCCACCAGCAGCACCAACTAAATTTCCCCAACCAGCTATTCCTTTTTGTTTAGCTGCTTGTTTACCTGTAGTACCAGCAGCACTTTGTAATCCTTTAAAACCTAAGTCTGTAAGTTCATCAGTTAAACCAAAAGTTACAGTATCAAGTAAACCTTCACCTACACCATAAAACCCAGCCATAACATCTTCAAATACAGAAGGAGTTTTAGGTCTATTACCCATTCTAACTTTATCTGCATTTAATCCAGAGGTATTTAAGTTAGTGTTAATAGCACCTCCCATTTGTTTTTTATATTTCATATTTCCTCCGTATTTATAAGTATTGTTATTTTGTTGTGTTGGTTCTATTCTTTTTAAACCTTCATATCCTAAATATCCTGTTCCTATGTATGGAAGTAAAGTTCTAAAAATACCAGTTACTTGTCTTGGATCAGAATAAAATCCTACAGCTTTGTCTTTTTTAATATTACCTTCCCAAACTTCATAAGAACCTGTTTGTGTTTTTCCTGTTAATGGATTTGTTACTGTTCTTGATTGCCCACTTGCTCCATCACTAATCCTTCCTAAATCATATTTTTTTAAATACTTATTAAGAGATTCATACAAATGTGTTCCTGGAGTACCTTTAAGCTTAGACATTGTAGGAAAAACACCTCTTGAAGTATCAAAAGCTGAAAGACCTGGAATACTGTTTATATAATCATGACTAGCAATATCTTCAATTTCTCCTCTCCAAAAACCTGCTTTTCTAATTGGCATTCTTGCTACTTGTTCTCCAGCTTCTACTACAGTACCATCAGCTAAAGTTTGTTTAGGAGTATAAATAGTAACAATTCCATTTTCATCTATACCTGTAATTCTATATTCTATACCAGATTTATTTAATCCTTCAGGGCCATTTATAATATTATCATTAAGATCATCTAAATACCTATTAAATTCATCTGCATATTCTTTATTAGATGCACTAATTACTCCTTCTGCTTTTTTATTAGGTTGATAAGAAACTACTTCTCCATTAGGTTTAAGAACAGTATTTTCAAATTCAGTTTCTGACATTTTAGAAACAGCATCTTTATCTTTAGCAGATGCTTTTTGTACTACTTCATCTTTAGTTAATCCTGATTTATTAACAGGTTTTTTTGATTTACTTAAATAACTTCCTTGTCTATTTTGTGTAAATATTGAAGGTTGAAGTTGTTGAAAGTAATTTACTGTTGGTATATCACCAGAAATAGTTTGTATATCTGATGGGTATCTTAATAATTGATCTCTATTAGAATCTCTGATTCTCCACCAATTATTTAATTGATCTTGTGTTAAATTATTTGAAGTTCTGTACTCTGATGCTCTTCCTAAACCATTTTTATGTAAAAAAGCTGCTTCATGTGGCTGTAAAAATCTTTCAGAGTTATGAAATACTCTTCTAAGCTCTTCTAAATTTAAAGAAGGTTTTGCAGGTACATATTTATTTGACTTTAATGCACCTCTTAAACCTCTTAAAGAGTTTTGTGCAACATAATTTCCTCCTCTTACTACATCATCTACTAAAGACAATGCTCCTGCTTTATAAGGTAATCCTACAAAACCTAAAGCAGTAAGTCCTACATTACCAACAGCATCATCTATATTTCTTAAAGTAGGATTTTCAATAGCAGTTCTTACAGATGTGTTAGTAGCTGATTGTGGGTTTATTATTTGACTTCCAGATGCAGCAGCTCCTACAGCTCCTAAAACATTATTAGCTGTTAGCCAAGGTAAAGTAGTATTTCCTACAACAGCAGGTAAATTTAAAGTACTTAAAGCACTACTAGCAGCAGCAGGAGCAGCAGCTACTAAACTAGGACCAGCAACTAAGCCAGTCATTAATCCCATACCTTTAAGCCTATCTTCTTCTTTTTTATCTAAAATTTCTCTACCTTCTCTTTTTGCTTTTTTAAATTCATAGTCTTTTCTTTCTCCATAAGACATAGCTCTAGGGCCTGTTTGTTTAATAGGAGAAGCTGCATAATTAGGAACAGCTCCAAATTGAACTACAGGTTTTACAGGAGGTAAGGGAGGTAAATTCCCACCATTTTCTTTCCAAACTTTATCACCAAAATTTAATCCTCCTAATTCTGTTCCAACAATAAGAGGTACTTTTTTACCTCCAGGGATTTGTATAGAATCTTGACCTTGAAAAGAATTAAATTGTTCTCTATTTAATATTTGTCTAGTAGGTTGTAAATTATTATTTCTATACCATATTTCATACTGATTACCTCCTATAGGATTTATATAAGCAGCATCAGGTTGTAAAGGTTGGTTACTTCTAGGAATAATAGTTGAAGAAGGTGTAGAACTAATTATAGGTTCTTCTTTTTTAGGAATAGTTATTGTTGTAGGTTTTCTTTGATATTTAATAGGTTGTACTGGTTTTTTGTATTCTCTTGCTTCTTGAGCTATTGTATTTGGTGATATTAAATGTCTTTGATATGTTTTATAAGGTTTAGGATAATTTAAGCGTTCTAAAAGTCTTTCTGTTTCCCAAAAAGTAGGTATATATACTTTATTCCATTCTAAGCTACTTTTAACTTTTTTTAAACCATCAATCTGTCCTCTAGTTAAATTATGTAAACTTAAACTATCCTGATAAGCTTTTAATCTAGGATCATTAGGGTTATCTACATATATAGGTGCTCTACCACCTTTTTGATATAACTGCTTAGTCTTAGGAACATATTGTAATTGGTTTTCTCCAAAATGTCCTTCAGGATTATATGTAATATTATAGTTATTATAAACTTCAGGGTTTAGTTGATAACCATGTAAAACTTCCTCCCATGCTGAAGGGTGTTGTTTAGATTTTAACCAATTACCATCATTACCAACACTAAAACCATGATATAGTCCATCATCTTGTAAAGGAAAATATTCAGTATCTTTTACATGTAAAAAAGATTTAGGAGAACCTACAGTTTCCCACATTCCTCTTAAATTATATTCAGGGCCTGTTTGTTTTAAATTATCAGGTAGTGTTTCTACAAAATCATTAAAATTATAATCTTCAACATGTTTTACAAAATCTTCAAAACTACCACCTGCTTGCATAACAACAGGGTTAAGACCTAAACCTTTTCTAAAAGACATTTCAGAAGGGTAGTTAGCTCTTTTTTTCTTTTTAGTATATCTTTTAGCTTTCATTAAAAATAGCTTAAAGTAATATTAGTAGTAAAATCATTAAGTCTAAATATCCTATTATTACTATTACTATAGTAGATAGTTATTTTAGCATAAACATCTCTTAAAAAAGGTTTAATAGGTAAAGTAGATTTATTATCTCTTATATGATTAATTCTCCAACCTCTTTCTCTTCTAACAACATTTTGCTGTGGTGTTAATACTAGTAAAGAAGATTGAGTACTTTGATAATCATTTTCTATTACAATACCTGTTATAGTTTCTAAAGGAACATCTATACCATTTGCATCAAATATTTCAGACCAAAAGTTTAAAGTATCTATACGAAAGGCTTTAGCTTTAGTTTCTTCAGGGAAGTTAATAATAAAAGATATTACACTATTTACAGGAGATTTATCATAAAACACTCCATAGTTTCCTTCATTATGCAGATATACAGAATTATTAAATGTAAATGGATTTACAGATAACAATCTTTCATCTGTAGGTAAGTACATTGTAGGAGTAAAAGAATAGAAAGATTCAAATGCTTGAAGCACTTCATTATAAGCTAAAGTAAATTTATAACTTACTTTTTTATCTCTTATTAATAAAGCTATACTTCCTTCTATAACATTAAGAGTTAATTGAGTTTGACTAATAGAATCTACTTGATATTGATTATTACCAATAGTCAAAATATCTCCAGGATCTAAAATATTTAAATTACTTGGAGTATAGTTATTTAAAACCCATTTTGATGTTCCAGGTATTTGAGATATTGAAGAATAGTTAATATCAAAAGTATTTAAAAATGTATAATACACTTTATTATACTTAGAATCATAAGCTCCATGAATACCTGTATTTAATAAAATGTTATCAGATACTAGTATAGCACCTTGTAATTTTTTTCTATAATAAGCTGACAACCCTTTAACATCAGTTATATTCTGTATACCTTCACCTATTTTAAATAGTTTTTTAGTTCTAGCATCAATAAAATAAGCAAAAGCAGGGCCTGTAATTACACTATGTTGATGAAATGTTCCAAAAACTTTAGAATAATAATCATATCTAGCTAGAGTATTACCTGTACCAATTTGATATACAGCATTAGAAGCAGCATCATTTACAGCAGATATTTCTTCAGAACTTACTGTAGCACTAGCTCTAGTTTGAAAAGCTATTATAGATTCTTTTAAAGTTATGATTTTATTAATAGGACCATAATTTCCTTCTAAAGCTATATAACTATTAGTTAAATATTTTCTCCAATTATCTTGGATTTCTCTATCAAATTTTCTTTCAGAAGCTAATACCCAATTAAATAACTCTTGGTCAGTATTAAAATTAAAAGGTTTTGGAAAATATACTTTTAAATTGTTTTCTTGAGAATAAGCTGTATTATAGCTGTATTCATCAGATAAAAACTTAGGAAAACCTGTACCAGAATTAATAGGGTTTTTTTGAGAAACAAAAGTACCTGTATTATTAGTAAATACTTGATTTTTATTCCAATAGTTTTTATCTCTATATTCTGTATTAATACTAGATTCTGTAGGAAAGCATAAAGCTAAAGCTGACATACTTTTTGATACAGGGTTATATATTTGCCCTAAACCTGAAGCAGTAGCATTAGGTTCTTGATAATCTTCTTTCCAATGGAAAAAACTCATTGTAGTGCTATAATAGTTTACATACACATCACCACCAAAAACTTCAATGCTTTGAGAAGTATTATTTATTAAAGCTTTTGGAATATAATCTGATGCTGATATGTAATTATTATTATATCTAGCAGATCTCCAAGGCCCACCATATTGTCCAAAATTAAATCTAGTTAAAGATACTATAGTAAAAGCAGATGTTTTAGGAATAGAAGGAGCAACAGGACTTAAATCACAAAATAAAGATTTAGTAGCAAAACCTGATAATTCCCAATCTATGTTAGCTACTCCAGTTTCAGTTTGAGGTAATGTATAAATAGCTATATGATGATAATCTTTTCCTGCCATTTTAACTGGAGAAAAAGAAGAAGGTACTACACTTTCTATATCAACTATAGTCTGATTAACAATAGGAGTAGTTCTAATAACATAAGGTAAAGTAGGTTTAGGGTGAGTTAATTTAACAAAAAATGCAGAAGCAGGTCTAGTGCTATTATCAATAGTGCTACTCCAATAAGCTACACCTTGGTTAAAAAATTCTCTACCACCTATAGTAGGATTACCAAAATAAGTTTCATAAAATGATGTAGGAGGAACAGTAATATCACCAAAAGAATACCCTTCTAAAAATCTAACATTAACAGCATCATTAAGCTCATAGCTATTAAAGTCTAGCTCAGGAAATTTAATAACACTTAAACCATTATTGACTTTTTTAACAAAGTCTGCTGGTGAAGATATATTACCATGATGTGCAGGTGCTGAAGGTATACCTCCTGTAACAGCAGCTTCTCCAACACTTAAATCATTGTTAATATACATTAAAGGTATTTCAGGATCTGGTGCACTATCTGTAGTATCATAGTTAGAAAAAGAAATTAAGTGATAACAATCTGTAAGACCAGCACCAGATAATTGTATTTTACTATCTAATAATCCAAATAAAATACCTGTACCAAATCTAGTTTTATCTTGTTTTTCTCTTTTTACTCTAACTATTCTTAAACCAGAAATATTAGCAGGAAGATTTTTAAAAGTAAATTCAATACCTAAAGCTTTAACATATACTCTAGTATCTCCAGAACTTTCATCATATCTAATTAATCTAGCATCAGAAGTAAGGTCAGTAGGGTCTAATAGCCCATCTAAATTTTCAGGTATTCTAATATCAGCAATCCAATTAACAAAAGATTCTTCTCCTTTATCATTATAAAATACTACTCCATGTCTATATACTTCACCTCTAGCATAGCTGTTGAATAATGAAGCTCTAATAGGGTCTTTTAATGATTGCCAATTATTAGAAAAATAATTCATGTCATTAAAAGGAGGAGTACCAAAATTAAAATTAGATGTAGGTTTAAATCCTACACTAACAAAAGGAGCATTTTGTCTAAAGTAATCTTTAATATTTCCAGCAGTTACAGAATCAAAAGAAAAGCTAAATTTTTCATCCCCTCTTATTTCTTGAATAACAAATTTATAAGATACATTAGGCCCTTCTCCTCCTAAAGTAACACCATCTGTTTGATATTTATATTGATAATTGTTTTCCCAATCTATATAAAGATTTGTAGGTAATAAACCAAATACTTGACCAGATTCATCATTATAAGGATTAACTGCATCAGCATTATCATCTAAAGAATATAAATCAACTAAATCTCCAGGAATAGTAGCATCATAAGATTGTGCAGATCCATCTTTAGAAAATAATACAGCAATTTGACTATTATTAAATCTATATGCTCTAGCATCATAATTTACTTCAAAAGTTCTAGTAGTAACATTAGCTGGATATAGTTTATTTTTCTTTTGTGTAAAAGTTTTTACAGTATCAAAGAATATTAATGGATTAATAAACTCTTCTACACTAATAGCAATTTTATCTTCTCCACCACTAATAACAAATTGCATAGAGTTTCCATCTATGGAAACATCATACACTACATTTATAATAGGAACATCAATAACACTATATTCAATTAAAACTATTCTAACAAAATCATAGTTTAAATCAATGTTATTGACATTTATTTTTAAAGATTTCCCTGAAGGAGTTTCTACTTCAGCACCATCATAAAGGTAATAAGGCCCTGATAAAGCAGAATCTGTAATAGGTACTAATTTGCTACAAGGACTAAAATTAGAAAAAGCTCCATCTTTAGTATAAAGTTGATAAGCTACTTGATATTTTCCAGAGTTTAAAAGACCTCCAGTTAATACTTCTTCAATAATAGGAGTACTTAATTCTACAGAAGGTTTCCAATCTAGTAGCTCTACAGGAATAGCTGGACATTGAGGGTTATAAATGTTAATAACTCTAGGTAAATTATAGTTATCTGTCCAGTAAAAATTACCTCTTAAAGAAGATTCTTTTCTTCCTATAGTTTCTCTTTCTATTTCATGAAACAAAGAAAAGTTTAAAATGTTGTTATATTTTAAATGAATAGCAGGATTTAAACTTCCTGCATTTAAATTAGTTACAACATTAGTAGCATCATCATAATTAATTACCCACACCTGTCCTGATGTATTTACAGGTCTAGGCCCATCATTAGCTAATGGAGTAGTTAATAATACTATCTCTTCTTCTAAAGTTCCCCAACCTATAATAGATAAATTTGATTGAGTATTAAGTATAGTAGAAACAGTTAAAGCTGTTCCTATAGTAACTACAGGATTAGCATTAACAGAATAACTCTGAATAATAATGGCTTTAGAATTAAAATAAATTCCATACAAGCCATTATTAATCTGAGCAGCTATTGTAATATTAGTTAATAGCTGATTGTAAATATCTTCAGGAGTAGATTGTGGAGATAAACTAACAGTAACTAAAACTCCATTAATATTAATTTGATTAGTTATAATAGATACAGGAGGAGTTAAGTTTAAACTATACAAAGGCAAAACATTAGGTATTCTAAACTGAAACTTATTTCCTTTGTGATTAGATATAATTCCTGTAGATTCTCCAGTATCAGTAATAATATCAATATTTAAAGCAGAGAATAACTCAGTATTGCTATATTTAGTTACAGCTAAATCCTGGTTTATTCCTTTAATAAAAGAGTTTGTTACTTTAGTGTTCATATTAATAAGCTAATCTACTACTAAATCCACCTAATGTACTAATTCTAGGATGATTATACCTTTCTTCTGGATGCTGTAAATTACCAAAGAATCTTTTATGCTCAAAAAATTTAGGTATAGTTCTAAGTCTTTGGTTTTTATAAGATTCCCATTCATCTAGATTTTTAGGCATTTTGCCTTCATTTTTAGCTTTTTGATAATACAAAGCCAAATACCCTTTAAATTCTTCATATTTAGCAGGAGTGTATTTATCTTGCAAGTACAATTGAAAAGCTATTTTATTACCTATATACCATGTAACATAGTTAATTACTGACTGGTTATCAGGAATCATAGGTAGTCCATTTTCATCTGTAGGAACAGCTTTATAAGCCATTGCTATTTTACCGTCTTTAAAAGAAGTAAAAATGTAATTGTTATTTACAGTATAGGTTAGATCTGAATTAGTTCTAAAATCTATATCTGTACCATGATAAGATTTATAAAAAGTATTAGTGTCCCACCTCATAGGCATAAACACATAACACTTTTCTTCTTTATTACATTTACTCTGAGAAGTAGTTAATGTGCTACATAGAGCACTACCATCACCTGTAGTACAAGTTTCATTAGTGTTATAATCCACATAAACTACTCCTGAAACAACAGCTTTATTAACACCATAAGTAGATTCTACTGCACAAGAAGTTTGAGTAATAGAAAATAAATCACAGGGTAACTTACCTCTACCATCTTCAATATGGATAAAATCATGGTGGCCTAAATCTTTATTACCATCAGTAACTTTATCAACATAAAAACAAGGAACTTTAAGTTCTCTCAAAGCTTCTCCTAACCATTCTAATATATCATAATATTGAATAGTGTAGTCCCAAGCAAAATCTCTGTACATTTTATCAATGACAGAAGAAGATGATATTAATAAACCATTGTACATTTAAACGTATTTTTTAGCTAGTTCTACTAATTTCTTTAGATTATCATCTTTTTCAGAAGAAACCATTTCAGAGGGCATGTCTTCAGAAGCTTTAGCATAGCTTTCTATTTTTTTACCATCATACATGTAATCAGAGTCTTTATTAAGTTCTCTAACTTCTCTAAATTCTACAAATCCTCCATTAATTAGTTCATATAAACAAATGTGAGTAATTGTAGAACCTGTTTTTTCTGTTTTTTCAATTTTGCTTTTATAAAAGCATTCACTAATATGTGACATAGTTTTAAAGTTTAATAGTTAATTTCAAAATAATCAACATCTATGTTATTTTTAAGAATATATGAGAGTTCTCTATCTATTTTTCTTACAGGTTTAAACTTGTAAATAGTTTTATTATTCAAAAGATTTTTACGTTTATCCCAAACAAATTTATATTGATACCCTTTAGTATGTTTATTAATATGGTATACTTTTAATTTCTTCTCTTTTGCTTCAGGATCTGATTCCCATAGTTTTTTAGTGTTTTGCCAATCTATTCTGATATGACTTTTTCTAATGTCTAAATCTCCGTTAGGTTTAAATTTAATCTTTGGTTTATATTTTTTGATGTAAATATTTCCTATTAGAGGGAAAGATACTATATACGCAGAATAAAGAAGTTTGTTTACTATTTTATTAATAATACCTTCTTCAGCAAATAAGAATTTTAAAAATATATCATAACTTACTGGGTTGTCAGTAGTTGATTTATAAAAATTATACAAATGTCTAGTTGTATAATCTTTTCTAATTAATGCTTTACCTCTTTTAGTTATCATAGTTTATTATTTACCTCCTGGAGGGATAGGGTCAATTCTATTATCTTGATTATCATTGTTGTTATCCAGAGGATTAGTAGCTTTAAATTGTAGGTCAGTTGATAAAATATCATTTTTACAATAATCCCACAATCTTTCTTCTAAAGGAAATGGAGAGTCTGGTGTCCAACAAGGTTTATTATCACAGGTTTTAAAATTAAAAGCATCTCTAGGATCTCTCATTACTCCTCTTATAGAAATGTTTTCTATTAGAGGATATTTTATTTTGTCTTTAGAAATAAGATATATATATCCATTTAATAAGAATACACCTACACTTTGAGTATTATACCTACCATTGCCAAAAAATTCAGCTCTTCTGTATGGAATTATATTAAAAGGAATACCTACAACACCTACAGGAGATACTTTATCTATTAATTCACCATCTGTTAATGATATAAAAGAAGGTATTTGTTTTTCAGTTCTTAAAATAAAACAGTCTGTTTTTATATCACAACACTCTGATTGGTCTACATGTATAACTTTAACACATTCTAAAGTTTGATAATAAATATTAGGTATAGTTTTATTAAACTTATTGTAGCTATTTTCAAACCACTTAACTCTTTTATTTATAATAAATTCATCAATAAGCCTGTAATCTAACTTACTATCATCAGAATACTGATTTATTATCTCTAGGATTTCAAACCTAAGTTTATTTAAACTTTTCATATCTTAAATGTAAACTAATAAGTTAGCAGCCAATCCTTTTTCTTTTGTAAAGATATAACTTTCTGCTGTTTTAGGAACACCTACAAATCCTTGCTCATATTCCCATTTAGATAAATCTGATAAACATCTTAAAAAAGAAATAGTACAACCTTTTAGGTCTTTACTAGAGTGAGTTACAAAAGTTTCTTTATGATGAATATCTCCACAAAAATGATGGATATAATCTATTAAAGGCATAATACTTTTATTCTCAATCATAATAGTTGAAGGCAATGAATTAAGATAGTTCTTTTCATTGTGCCCATGACTAAAACCTAATAAATTACTCCCATAGACGATATATTTTCTAGATGCAGTAGAAGTATCAATTTTCACAAATTCATCGTTAGAATAAACTACAGAAAGAATTTGGCCTAAAAAGAATAGCTTATCTGCATCATGATTACTAATAACTAAAGGCACTTCTATTTTACAATATTTTCTAGCTTTATCTATACAATTTTTAAGAGTTATAAATCCTTGGATAAAACTTTTTTTCCAAAAAGGATTAGAATCTTGTGGTGTGCCTTTTACAGTAGTATTTCTAGCATCATTAGCATTAAAAAAATCATTGCCTATAGGAAAAATAATTAATTCAGGATTATAAACTAGGCTTTGAGATAAAAGTTTATTAAATGCTTCTTCAAATATTCTACAATTTTGTTCTACAGATCCTGAAGGATTAGTTTCATCTATCAATACAAGTTTATCAATATGGGCATCATAAAGATTAATAACTGCTGCACTAGAAGAAATAGTAGAATTTAAAATAGGGTCATGTTGTGGAGTAGAATACTCAGCTAATATCTCTTTAATTTCTTCTAAAATTTCTCCTGGATTTTCATACCAATGGTTTTTAGTATTAACAGAAAATCTAGGTTCACCATTAAAATTTTGCCAAAACTTAACAGATTTAACATCTGAAAGACTTAGATTGTTAGATATTAAGAACTTTTCAAATTCAGAAATATCAGAAGATGTTTTATAAGATTTTTTTATTTCATGTACAGCTTTTAAACAAGTATCATAAGGTATTTTTACTTTTAAAGAAAGCTTTTTAATGTTTTTTAAATAAGAAGGTTTGAGTATTATAAACTCTTTTAATTCTTCGTAAGTCATAATTAATTATTTAGATAGTAAGGTAAAAACTAAAACAGAAGTACTAATGACTCCTGCTGCTATAATTAATTTGTTTACCAACTTTGATTTTTTTAACTTCTTATTTAATTCTACATTTTCTTTTTCATATAAAGTTACTAGCTGTTGATAAGCAACAATTTGTGTATCTAAATTATCTATTTGGTTTTGATAATTTAAATGGAGATTTTGAGATGTTTCTAAAGCTTTTTGATAATCTAAAACAACAGAATCTAAAGAATCTATTAGTTCAGCATAAGCATCAACTAAAAACAAATCTTTATTAATAACTCTTAGCTGGTCAAAAGTAACACATACTACTGTGTCACTTCCTATTTTTATTTCTTTTGGATAAATGCTCTGCGAGAAACTCAACTGATTTATCATTAGGAAGAGTGCTAATAGAATCGGCCTTAACATATAGTTTAGATTTTAAATATTTGATGTGCTTATTTTTTTTATCAATAGTCACTAAAGCAGAATTTAATTCTGACATCATGCTATCTCTTTGGGACTCTAGATATTTATTAGCTTTTTCTAATCCTGAAATTTGAATAGTTAAAGAATCTACTTTAAGCTGTAAGCTTAGATTTTCTCTAGATTTTGTAAAATATCTATTAGTAGCTATAGAAGCAACTAAAGAAGCAAGTAAAAATAAAAATACAAATAATACCATGTTATTTTTCATTTTGATTTACATTAGGATTAAACTCTTTTACTAGATTAATCGTTTTTTTAATTTTTTTAATAAATTCTACTACTCTGTCTGATATACCTTTTCCAGTAGCCCATTTAATCTTTTCATCTACACTACTATATTCTATACTAATTAGAAAAATAGTTGTAAAAGCTGTTGCTAAATATTCTTTAGGAAAGTAAAGGAGCATGAAGTCATTAATTAAAAACTTATCTAAAAGAAATATAAAAAATAGTCCTGCTCCATAAGTAATCATTTTAGTAACAAAACCTATTCTAGTTTTTTTACTAGTTACTACTTCATTGTTTCTTTTAGCATACCATCTTCCTACAAAAGTATCAATTACTACAGCAAAAAATACTAAACAAGCTAAAGGAGCAGCAGGTAAAAAGAATGAACCTATAATTGATAAAAATGAGATAATTTTTTCCATTGTATTAAAGTTTAATAGTCCAAGTTGCTTCTCCTTTTTTTACAGCTTCATAAATCTTTTTATAGAGTTCTTCATAAGCTAAAGTACTTTGAGAAATAGCATTTTTATGTTTTTTCTTTCCAGGAAGTAAACATCCATGAGTGTCTTTATTAGTGTTACCTATGTGCACCATAATAAACTTAAATCCTGGTACAGGATCTAAGCAAATAGTTTCTTTATGCCAAGTCCATCTTTTATGATATTGTTGATAATGTCTTCCTGCTTTTCTTAACCAAGGTTTATAGACACCTGCTGGAATAGCAGTATTACCCCATACTTTACCTTCTTTTGCATCATCAAAATCTCCATCTTTATTTTTATCTACAAGTTCTCTAACAGGATCTTCTAAAATAAAACATTGAAATATATCATCAATGTACAATTCACTAATAGTAGCTACATCAGTAAGCTCTTTTCTAATTTGTAAAATTTTCATGTTATGTTAGATTAGAATAATAAATAAAATCAACTTCATCTTGAAAAGCCCATATAAAACCAAACTTATCAAGTATTAGCCAACCTTGAGGCAAATATAAGGGTTCTTGACCTTTTATCCATCTTAAAATTGTAGGAGGAAAAGGATTTATATTATTTTCTTGTGTAGATTTTATTTCATTAAACTTAACTAAATAATCATTAAAATCTTCAAATGCTTCTCCTTCAGTACCATTAACTATAATATACCATTTTTCAGGTATTTCAGGTCTATCAGGTTCAACCCATGTTATTTTGTTAGACATAACTTAGCAAATTGTAAGGTTTCACTTGAGTTAGTTACATTCATTTGAGTTGTAATAACTATAAAGTATGTAAGGGCAGGATTAAAAGTAATAGGGGTAGTAGATACTAAAGATTGAGTCTGAATATTAGACCATACTGTTTGACCAGCGTTTACATCTCTAGGTACAATTAAACCAATTGAGTTTCTAAAATATCTAAAAAATGGTGAAAATGAAGTATTAGAATTAAATCCATTAGCATTTTCTAGCACTTTAGTTCCTCCTATAGCTGCTGAAGTATTGATATAGATCCTAAAAGTAGAAGTATGTCCTGATGGTCCTTTAGAAATATTATAGTTAAGCTCATACATTGCACCAACTAAATTTTTAGCAGGAGGTATAGCTAAAGATGTAAAAATAGTTTCAGCATTAGTATTACTAATTGTAATTGGAGTAGATTGAGTAACTAAAGTTTCAAGATCTGATGATCCTCCTGGAATTACAGTAGGAACAAATATTTTTCCATCAGTACCTAATGTTGCAGAATTATTAGCATCACTACTAATAGGATTAGTAATAAAATTAATAATAAAAGCACTTACAGGATTTTTAGCTGCAAAGTTTTTTACGTTTTGAAAAAATTTAGACATTTTAGTAAATTTTACTTAAAACACAAACTTCACTATAAATATTATTTCCAGCATTATTGCTTCCCCATTGAGCAGTTACATCTAAAGAATTTAGTACAGTAGTATCAAATGAAGTATTATTTAAAAAACTAAAATCTACACCTTCAAAATTATTTGAAGCATTTCTAGAATAAGTAAAAACTCCTTTTGTCATTATAGCTGCTACAGTTGCTATACCTACAGCTCTAACAGTAAATATAACTTCTAAATCCCAATGTTTTGTAGTAATATTTGGAAGAATAATATTTCCTGAAGATGCTAGTATAACTGAATTAGATTTTAATTTAATATTTAAACTTTCGTTATTAACAGAAGATATAATACCTCCTAGTGTCAAAGAAAAAGAATCTCCTATTGAAAAACCATTTGGAGGTACTACTAATCCTCCTACACCACCATCTAATAAAGTAGTTTCTGTAGTAGTTCCTGTAATAGGAATAGATGAAGCTGTTTGACTAAATAAACCAAAACTAATAGATTTATTAGCAGCATCTAAACTTTTAAATACAAATGATTTTAAATTAGCAGAAAACTTTCCCATTATATTAAACTAAATATGTTATAAATATAGTAGTAGTACCTACTGCTTCTCTAGTTACTCTAAATTTTTCTAAATTAGAAAATTCAGAAAGAATAAATTCATCATTATCTTGTCTAGCTATACCAACACCTACAGAAGGAGTACTTCCATCATAAGTGTACCTAAGAGCTTTACCTACTAAAGTAGAATTTACATATACATGAATAGCTTTAGCATCTTTTCTTTTTCCTACAGTTAAATTTAATAATTTAACAGTAGCATCTACAGTTATAGTTTCAGAATCAAAAGCTTTATATTCATTTACAATAGTTTCTTTTGTCTTAAAACTATTCCTATTTAAAAATCCTTGTACCATAATTTAACAATTGCAGGGTTCAGTTAATTCTATACTATGATTGACTATTGAACAGATTTCTTTTTCTGTCAAACAGTTAATTTCATCTAAAGTTTTACCTTCTTCAGGTTCTGTATTATAACAATATATACTATCTAAATATTCTTTAACAATAAGCATTTTCATTTCTAGTTCAGGACAGCTTCTGCTTAATTTATAAGCAGAAAAAACTTTACTGACTAAATCAGAGTACCTACATTGTATATACTGTATATATTTTATTTTACACTCAGTAGTCATTATTTTCTTACTATATATTCAGCAGTAAAATAAACAGGTTCAACACCTGCTGTATCTGTAGTTGCAAGTATAATTCTAAAGTTTTGATTAATGTCTACAGGAGCTACAGGAAAATTTGTTGTAAAAATAAAATAATCTTCTGAAGGAACAGCTAAATTAAATAAATTAACTCCTACATCAGAAGTATCTGTAAAACAAGCTCTACCTATTACATTAATAGCTGTATTGCTCCATTTATCAATATAAAATTCTAGGTAAAAATATTTTAAAGCTGGATAAAAACCAGACCATTTAACAATTTCAACAGCGTTGGTTAAATTATCATTGTTATTTAAAAAAACAGAAAGTTGTCCAGCAGATTCAATTTCTTCTGTTTTAAATACAGCTCTTACTTTTAATCTGTTTTCATTTTTATGAAACTCAGATGCATGCTGCACTAAAATACTAGGTACATATCTTCTTAGTCCAGAAGAACTAATACCACCAAAGTTAATTTCTGTATCAATTACATTACCTGCATCAGCACCAGGTAATCCTTGAATACCTTGTATACCCTGAATACCTTGTGGGCCTTGTGGGCCTTGTGGTCCAACAGGACCTTGTGGGCCTGGAATACTAGGTAAAGTTATAGTATCACAATTACAATTATCATTAGCACATTTACACATATCTTAATTTTTTAGCAGCAACATTTTTGAAAAGAACATATTTTTTCTAGTTGTTTAAGTAAATCTTTAGCTTGTTGTTTTTTACCACAAGCATAAGCTGATTTTATACCAACTAAAAGAGCAGAAGCTTTTTGATAATAATCCCAATAAGTTTTCCAATTACACCCACAATATTCTTCTACAAACTTAGCTTTCATTTTTTCTATGCAGCATTTTACCTTGCATAATGAAAGAACTTCTATAGAAGTAGTATAAGTAATATCTGTATCTTCATCAATTACTTCATAAGTAATTAAATATATACCATCAGGTAAATCAGTATTTTCAATTAAATCTAATTGAAACTCTTCATCAACAATTACAGCAGTTTGCACAGCAGTAGTTACATCATATACTACAATAGTTCCACTAGGAAAAGTAATAGTAACAGATGCAGCATCTACATCAACTAAATTTAAGTTAGGAGTGTTCCATCCTGTTAAATTAGTCAAAGAATACTCTCCAGTAATATCTGTTAATTCTAGCTTGCTGCAATTATCAATAAAACAAGCTTTTATTTTAAGTTCTAGTGCCATAGCTATGATTACGAAATATTAACAAATTAGTTCCAAAAAAGTATAAAAAAGGGTACTCCAAAATGAAGTACCCTTTTAACCATGAATACTAAAAACTAAAAACCAAAATTATAGATTACCAATCTGTGCAGTAAGGTTTGTAAAGTTTACTACATAAGCATCTAGTACATCTACAATACCATCACCAGCACCACCAGTATAACTAGTTTTAAATGTGTGAGGAACATTAGCATCCAGAGCACAAGCAATACACAATTGTTGTCTAAAGTCAGTATTAGTCAAAGCTTTATTAGGTTTGCTAAGAACCAAGTTTAGAGTAGAGTGATCTTGACTAACAATAAGGTCAGTTTGAACAGTTGTTGGAGGAAACTCAGTATAAGTAAAGAGTTGTCCTTGATTTCTCCAAGAAGAAGCTTCAAGGGTTCTCATTTGCTCATAAGTACCATGTCCAATAAATGCACCTACTTGGTAAGAAAGGTTAGTAGAACCACCACCAGAAATACCAATTTGGAAATTTACCAAACTAACAGGTCTAGAATCCAAAATAAATGGTTGGTTCAAACCACTTACTTTAATTCCAAAGTTAGCAGCATTAGCACCAGCAGCAGTAATACCTTCCCAAGCAGCAGCAGTAAGTGTACCGCTAGTTTGTGCAGGGTAAGCAAGTGTAAAGCTTGTGTTAGCTACTACTTGTGTAATAAGATACACAGGGTCATTAACACCAGTACCTAGTCTTACATAATCACCTGCTACAAAAGTTCCTGTAAGAGAACAGCTAACAAGAGGAGATCCTTGTACCCAAGTAATAACAGAACCAGCAGGAGCAGCAATGTTACCTGTATTAGCATTAATTAGTTCTGCAAGAATAGGTCTTCTAGTCCAATAAGAAAGTTGTCTTACAAGGTTTCTATAAAGACCATTAGCTACTTCAGCTTGTGTGGCAGATGCATCAGAAAGATAATCTACCAAAATAGGATTCATCAAAGAAGAAGCTTCTTGGGAAAGCAACTCATAAAATGAAATAACCATTGTGTAGTAGTTATCATTAATAACGCTAAAACTACCTACACCAGTTACACCATTATAACCGTAATAAGATACTTGTTGTACTTTAGGAGCAAAAGCAATACCTGTATAGTTTTGAATATCTTTATAGGTAAACAATTGAGATTCCCAAAGAGCAACACCAGCACCTCTACCCATTACAATTTTAATAGGAGAAGTAGTTGTAAGAACAGATGTAGAATCCAAAATAACATTACTTGCATCAGTAATAACTAGCTCACCTTGAGCTAGGTTACTTGGAGCAGCTACTGTACCAGCACCTGTACCAACAGTTCTGTCTACGTCAGCACCTGCAAAAAATTTAAAGTTGTCTAAAATTTGAGGTTGAGAAATCATGATAATAATTTTTTATGTTATAAGTTAATTTTTAAAATTTTATCCAATAGATACTAGATGAAAAAGTACAGTTACTTGAAGAGTACCATTAAATCCTTTTACATCAGCACCAGGAGCAGAAATATCTACGCCTTTTGCAGGGATAACTTGAGAAGTAGCAGATGCTTTACCTACTACAGAAATATAAGTTTCTTTTGTAGCACCCATAGAAAGTATAGCACTAGAGTTAGTAGAAAATTCAGGTTCATCCAAAGAGTTAAGTAATGAAGCTGTTCCAGTATAAACTAGACCAATAGGTTCATCAGCACAACTACCTACAGCAGTTCCTGAAGTTTTAGCTACAATAAGGCTATGTGGTACAATAGCCAATCCTGCTTTAGGAGCAGGAATAACATTAACTGGCGTAGTGTCTAAAGCATTTACTTGTGCAGCAGTTAAAGTAATAGTTTTTGCAAAGGTTTTCATTTTAATTATTTAAATTTAAAGATTATACGATAGTTTATTCAATTTGTTGTGCTCCTAATTCTGTTTTTTGTACAGGCTGATTTAATGCTTCTTTAATCATTAAAACAGCTATATCAACTATAGGTCTATGTGTAGATTCATCTAGTTCACAATTCTGCATATTAACAGGTGAAACAAAGTTAGTTAAATCTACTTTAATTGGCTTAGGAATTTTTAAATATCTTAAATTATAATCAGTTACATTAAAAGTTCCATCAGTAATTAACTCATGTCTTTTACCTGTTTGGCCTGTTATAAATTCATAACCATTAGAAGCAGTAACTGTTTGAGAATTATATCCAGATATATCTCTTTTATAAGCTATTCTCCAGACTAATCCTTCAGTACCATTGAAGTAAGGTTTTTTAAAAGGATTACTTCTACTTCTATTAAATTCATTATGAGAAATTACAAATACAGGAATATCAGCTTCTTCATTGGTTTCACAATCTATTTTATCTATAATACATCTTTCCCAAATAGTATACATAAAATCTAAAGGTAGAGTAGCAAATACACCATTAGGTAAATTTTCACTATTAGAAGTAAATGCAGAAATAGAAGCAGAAGTTATCAAATTAGATAACCCCTGCATCCTAATTTCTGTTTCTTCTAATCCCTCCTTTTTGAGATTGAGTATTGCTGTAATTCTAGTATGAACATAATGAAATTGGGCATTAGTCAATATAATATCAGCTTCAAGTTCTTGAATACCTGGAGCACCAGCAGAGTTAAGTTTTTCATACTCTACTAAAACTAATTGCCACATTTCATTTGCTGTCATGAGAATTATCCTTCGTAATTTTCTACTTGAAATTCAATTTTCTTCCTAAATTCAATTTTTTCAGCACTATTAAGCAAAGAGATTACATCACCAAGATTTCCTAGTGGTTCATCTCCCATTGAAAAATACTTGTTACCAATTTTCTTCAATGCTCCAGCTCTAACAGCTTTAAAAATAAGAATCTTATCTTCTCTATATTCATCAGTTACAATAGACAAAAACAGAGCAGGATTATTTTTAAGAACGTCATATACTAGACCAAACAAAAAGTCTGTAGAAGATGTCTTAGCAATAATGTTATTAGGGTCTTTGATAATCAAAAACTCCATAAGCATTTCTCTGTGATCTTTAATTTTGTTGAACTCTTCTGTAGCTCTTAGCTCCAGCATAATTCTTTCTTTCTTAACATCAACAGATACTTTTTCATCTACTAAAGCAAACCAATAAGTAGGTTTAGCATTTTTAGTTTCCCAAGAAGGAGCAATATACTTGTCATTAGTTTTAAGAACTCTCCAAGTAATATTATCCCATACATTAGACAAATTCAATGTAAAACCTTCTTTAGGAAGTTTAACAGAATAAGGCTGTTTACCTTTATTGTTAGGTCCTTCTGATACCCAACCTGCCCAGAAATTTTTAACTTCTTTGGTAGAAGACAAATCATAACCTGTCATTCTACTAAAGAACTCCAATTCAGTCATTGGTTCTTCTGGAAATTGAGGAGTAACTACTTTATTTACATGGTCAAAAATAGGAAGAAATTCTCCAGTAGTTCTATCTCTTTTTAATTCTAAAGATCTACCCATACCTTCATGGATAAAGCCTTCAGGTAGCTGTTCAATTTGTTGATTAGTAAATGTTCTTGTTTCTACAGGAACTACTTTAACAATTCTTTCAGCTAAAAAATCCTTAAAAGGAAGTTTTGTTTTCTTTTCAGTAATAGCTTCTGTATTTTCTACTTCAGAAGCTTCAATTTGATTTTTAGGTCTAGCCATAATTAAATTTTTAGTTTATAGTTATAATACAAAAGTGGGGTTTTACCCCCACTTTTGCAAAAATAAACAACTTAAATGTTGTAGGGCATCCAAACAATTTTAGTGGGGTCTTCTACTACACAACCTGTCCACTCCATACCATGTACTTCATAAGCATCTACAGGGCTTGCAGTCATAGCAGAACCAGTATTAACTTTAGAAGTGTATGGAGAGAAAGGATCTCTCATACCAGGAATATATTTATATACTCCATTTTCAAGACCTTTAACAGACAATCTGTGAATACCAGGATCTCCCAAGAACTCTCCATTGGCCATTTTATGACCACCTCTAATCAAAATGTGTCTAGAGGCATTAAGACCATATCCAGATGGGTGTTTTTCTTTGTAACGCTCAACATCATCAAAGAAAGGTCTGTGTTTAACCATGATGTTTACACCATTGTAAGATTTAAATTGTGTAAACACACCTTGGTAAGTAAGACCTTGTTTACCCATATCTCCATTGTTTTGTACTCTTTCAGTTACAAAGTTTGGAGTATATTGAGTAGAACGGCTTTCAATCCATTGAGAGATGTCTTTTTTACCATAAGCACCAGTTTCTAGTACCACATAGTATTCATCCTGCATTTTGTAAGCAAGACCCATTTCAATGGTCATGTCTACAATTTTATCTAGGTTCAAAGTAGAATAAGGGTGAATATTGGTATTAGCAATCTGCTTAAACATACCAGCAAAAGTCTGGATAGTACATCCGTTTCTATCATCTATACCATAATAAATTTCGTTTTGAGTATAGTTTTTATGAGAGAAAAGGAATGCTCTAGCTTGTTGCTTCTTAAATTGGTAAAGGGCTACCATATCATAGAAGTTTACAAAAGCACCAGTATAAGGCTTTTGGGATTTAGGATCTGTAGGATCTGGGAATCCAAAAGCTAGAGGTACGTTTTTACCTTCTGCAATAATGTTACCATCAATTTTATAGTTCATTCTTTGAAGGGCTGCTCTAGCTTTCAACTCTACAAAAGTAGTAAAGTGAGCTTGAGTACCACTCATAGACCTTTCACCAGATTGGAAGTTAGTTTCTTTAGACCAACGAGTACCAATGTTAAGTTCACTAGAAGGAACAGAACGATTAATAGGATCATCAGTAATAAGAACTACTTCATATTTCCAACGGTTAGGAGCTTCTTCTTCTACATTTTTAATTTGGATGTAGTAATCATCAGGATTGTGGCCTACAATTACGTCATTAATGTCAAAGAATCTTTCTCCAAATACCATAAACCATCTAGCTTGGTTAAGACCTACAGCTACAGGTTTAGCACCTAGGCTATCATACCAGTCAAGAAGTTGTACAGTTTTGTTGTTGTTACCAGCAACTCTCCAATGATAAAATTTATTTTCAGTATCAAGTACCTTTGTAGGAAACTCGTTCATGAAATTCACATAATCATCAGAAGGAAGAGTTTGGAAAATTCTGCGGTACATATCAGAAGCCAATTGAGGCTCAATCATACCTAGTTCTCCAAGGTGAGGAACTTTCAATGGACCATTAAATGTTTTAGGCCCATATCTAGCAATCAAAGGAAATAATTCAGTCATTTTATTATAATTTAATTGTGAATGTTACTTGTTAAATAGTTTTTAGTTTTTTAGCTAATTCAGCCCATCTTTTTTTATGGTCTTCTTTTTCTACATCAAAGTCATAAGTGTCATTAGAACCATAAGAAGAAGTTCTTCTTTTTTCATTTTCAAACTCTACAGCTTTTTGTAAATTAGTAATTGTTTCGTTTTTAGAAGTAGTTTTAATTACAGAAAAATCTGGAACAAAATCTTGTTTTTTAGCATCATATTTAAATAGACCCATAGCATGATACAATCTTAAAAGAGCATCAAACTTATTAGGGTCTGCTTCTCTAGTAGCTAATACAGGATTTACTTTTTTTCCATTTACTTCTACTAGACCATATTCATTAATCCATTTATTTTTAAGGGTTTTGTTAAGCTTAATTCCACCAATTTCTTCTGTAGCTTGTAGATAATTATTTAAATCTTCAGCCAATCTTTGTTGAAATTGCTGTTGTTGTTGAATAGTCTGCTTAACTTCTTTTTTATATTCTTCTTCTTGTTCAGCAAGAAGTCCTTTAAATTCAGGAATAATGTCTAGAGCTTTATCAATCAAAGTACCTGCATCTTCTTTTTCTTGAATTTCTTTTTTAATTCTATCTTCAGAAAAAGCAGTAGTAAATCTTAAATATTCAGCATAAAGCTTTTTAGCTTTGTCAGGGTCTTCAATAAGAATATCTTCAGTAATATTATCTGAAAGCTTATATCCTTTTACAATTTCAGCAGCATTTTCTTCAGACAAACCATCTTCAACCAAACTAACAAACTTTTGTTGCAAAGGTGTTAGGTTATGATTAATGTAGCTGTTAGCTAGGTTTTCTGCATTTTTAGTAGCATATCCATCAAGATATTCTAAAAATGATTCAGGAGTATCTTCAAATTCTTCTTCATTAAATCCCTCAAATGCTCCTGTTTTTTCATGCAAAGCTTTAATAATAGCTGCGTATTTTTTAGATGATGAACTAGCAGCAGAATTAGGTTCAGGTTTATCTGCTCTTTGTGCCTTATTATTAGGCTCTGGTTCATCATCTTGATTAACCATGTTTGAGATAGGTAATAGTCCAGATGAATCAGCAGTATCAGTAATTACTTTTGGTTCATCAGCATTGCCTTCATCAGGTTGTTCTTGATGCTCTTGAGTAGAAGCATTCCCCATTTCTGATATACTCATTAATGGTTGCTCTTCTACTTTAAGTGAATTTAAAAAATCTAATGCCATATACAGTTGTTTAATACTACAAAATTATTTAAAAGTTACAAGAGTGCTAAATATTTATACTAAAATGGTACAAAGTATATAGCATTTATATATACTTTATTTATTTAAGATAAATACTTTAGCTTGTATAAAGTACTTTGAATTAAAGTTTTAAACTCGTCTATTTGATTTAACAAAGCAGAATCAGTAAAAATCTTTTTATTTGTTTCAATATAACTATGCAAAGTTTCTAAATGTTTAACTGGTTCTTCTGCTGTTGAAGCAGGAATTGTTAAATTAAGAATCCCATACAAACCTTGATAAGATTCTACAAAAGAATCTACTCTATCAAGCAAAGTATCATAATATTTATTCAAAGCTCTATGAGCTGCATCATTTTTAGTTTTTAAATGTGCTAAATGAGCTATATCTCTAGATTGAAATAGCTTTTGAATAAATTCTTGTGGTGTAGGTTTAGCAGCTACTCTTTGCAATGCTTCAATCATTTCTTTGTCCATTTTCATTATTTTTTAGATTTAATTTTCTCTCCTGATACAGGATTTTTAAGTTTAAGTTTTTCAACTTCTTTTTTAACATCTGCTTTCATTTTTTCTATTCTTTCTTTAGTTTTTAGTTCTTCTCTTTTTAGATTAATCTTTTCAGTTTCAATTCTAATTTTAGAAGCTTCAGCTAATTGTTTATCTAAAGCATTTCTTTCAATTTCTCTATCTTTTTGATAAATCTTCTGAAGTTCAATAGGATCAGGTATTTTATTATTATTTAAATCTATTTCTTCTCTTCTAGCATAAGTATTAATAGTAGATGTTTGAAGTCTAGTATCATTGTTAGCATCAATTTCATATTTTTTAAGTTGAGCTTCAGTATCAATTTTATACTTTTCTAATTCTAGCTTTCTATTTTCTAATTCTAGTTTAGCTTGCTCTAAAGCTGTTTTAGCTTGAATTTCTTGTTGCTTTACTTTTAATATTTCTTGTTCTTTTTGCTGTTGAGCTTGTGCTTGTTCTTCTCTTCTATTTTTTAATATTCTTGCAGCATCTTGAACACTTTCATTTTTAACTACACTAATTAAATCAGCTATATCTGCTGTACCTGCATCAATAGCTCTTTGGAAGTTTTGTTCAATCATTTGTAGTAATGCAGCATCATCTGAAGACCTTGATACCATTAAATCAAATTGACCTAGTAATGCAGCTTCTAGTTCTTCATTAGTAACTACTTCTCTAGTATAATCATCTAGTAAGTAATTTAACATTTTAGGATTTTTTCTAAGAATATTAAATCCTATATCTAATAATCTTCTTAAACATCTTTCTTTAAAAAACTCATTTTTAGCAAACCATTTTTCTGTAGAATGTGAAGATTGTGTTACAGCTCTTTCTACATTACCTACTAGTTCATTAGAGCTAATAGCACCTTGCCTTTGTTGAGTAATTCCAGATACTATATCCATAGTCCTAATAATATCTTGCAAAACATTATTAAGAACTGAAATAGGCCCACTTTGATTTGCAGATAATCTATTAGGAGTAATAGTATTAAATGTTCCTGCTGACTGAAGACCTTTAGGAGTCATAACATCAGCAGTTGGGTCCATAGGCATAAATGCTGTAGAAGTTACATAGTTTAAAAACTCATGTAAACTCATACCATCAGGAATCATACTAGTTGGAAACTGTACAATATCTGGCAGCATTAAATTAATAAGTACCTGTCTTTTATAATCAAAAATATTATACAAATAATCGTAAGGCTTAATTATGTCCATTAAGGACTGTGCTCTTGAAGAATTTGTATTATAAAATTGAACAATAACAGGAGGTTCTTGTCTTGAAATATTATTAATAGAATTTCCTAAATAAGGTATAGGTTGAATTTTAAGATAAATCTCAGCTCCAATTTTATAACCTCTCCACCATTCATTAATCCATTCATCTCTTACAAAAGATTCTCCATTTTTTTCATCTACAATATATTTTTGATGCACCCAATCTAATTCTTCTAATCCATTTTCAGTAAGTCTTTTAATAACTTTTACTTTTCTTTTAGACCTCCAAATACAATGCATTAATCTAATATTACCTCTAGCATCAAAATAAGAAGAAAACATAGGAAGATCTAAATCTCCTAAAGGCATTATTTCTTGTATTCTAGCTGTAGCAGAATCTGTAGGAATAGCAAGTTCTCCTACATGGCCATACATAGGATAGTTAAAATATGGAGCTGGCCCTGAATTATAACCTCTATAATCTTCTAATATTTTTAATTGGTCATGAGATAATTCATCATGAAATAAATCTACTAAAGAAGAAATAGTATGGTAACTAACCTCTACTAAAGCTTCTAATCCTGATTCATTATTAGCATGACCATTCATAATAGTAAAAATCCTAGTAGGATCTCCTTTTCTAATAATAATATCAGAACCTAATTCTTCTATAAAACAATATTGTTCAGCAGCAATTAAAGCATCTTCAAATGCAGGGTCAAATACTAAATCTTTAACATTATAATACTTGTATAAAAATTTTAATATTTTATTAGCACCTCTTTCAGCCACATCAAAATAAGGTGACTCAGTAAAATCCATTAATTTTTTTAATTTTTTTTGGGCTTCTTCTTCTGAAAAGTTAGAATTTTGAATTTGTTGAGTAAAAAATTCTTTAATTTTTTGATTTTTTTCTTCTTCTACACTTTTAATACCTTCTTGGTCAGAAGAACTTCTAATAACCCTAAAATCAAACTTTCTTTTAATATGCTCTCCAACAAGTAAATCAATTTTACTATTACCAATTCCTTTATGCTCCATTCTACCAGGAAAAGTACCTAGCCCTAAACCATAAGGGTCTACTACTTTTTCCACATCATTCATGTTAAGAATACCTCTCTTTAAGTTATAGTTAGTAACTTTATTATAGTAAGAGTTTTTAATCTGTCTGTTTTCAAACAATACTAAAGATTCAAAAGAATCTATAGTATCTTTTTGCCATTTCTCAGATTTCTTAACACTATCTGGAACTAATTGACTTGGAGCAGCAAATATTCTATTGTACATAATTATTTTCTTCGGAATTATTAAAATTAGCCCAAATATCTTGATTATTTTGCTTTATTTTAAATTTATCAAAATAACTTCCTGTTTTTTTCTTTTGTGGGTATTGTTCAATGGCTATACGATTAAATTCTTGTAGTGTTACATCATACCACATAACCATTAACATAGCTGAAATTCTATCAAAGTTAGCTCTAGGATTAGGATTCCACATTGTTAGTTCTTTTAGTAAACCTACAGACCTTATTTTAGTTAAATTCATTTCTTCAGATTCCTCTGATATAGGTTCTGTAAGCCAAGCTTTTAAATACTCTAATCCTCTTTCACCTACCATTTTAGTTTTAATAATACCTTTAGAAGTATTAGTACCTTGTCTCCATACATTTCTATCTCTAAGGTTATATGGAGTATCTGCTAATAAATGAAGAGCTTTTTTCTTTTCAAAATATGTGTATAAACCTGTAATGTTAGCTTCATACATAGCAGTAGCTTGATAGTAAATAATAAGCTTTCTACAGATTTCATAAAACTTATCTGTGTTTTCAGGTCTACCTGAATATTCTGCTACTATTCGTCTAGCTAATCTATCAAAAATAAATATAGTACCTATAGAATCTCCAGCAGATACATCATATTTATAAGGGTCAATACCAGCTATATATCTACCTACATTAACATTATTAGAATTTTCTTCTAGTCTAGGTGTTTCATAAATTTCAATACAACCTTCTTCATGCTTTTTAACAGGATAATCTCTAAAAGGAGTAGCTCCTTGAACATCCTTCCATTTTAATTCTCCAGCTTCAAAAGTTAAATAACCTACATTATGCTTAGATAATTCAATTGTATCATCCATTTTAGCTAATGTAGTTTTTAATTCTACTATAGGAAAAAAGAAAGAATGGCTTTGTAAAAAAGCTTCTTTAGGAGATAATGGGTACTGAGTAACACTATCTATTCTTGCTTGTGGATCTGAACCTTGTTCTGCTCTTTTCCTGTTATCTAAAATAGATTGCCTGGCTATATCCTCTAAAGAATTACCAAATTCATCTATCATTGGAGAATTTTTCCACTCAGGATGCTCTTTATATGGGTCTTTATAAGTACCAAATCTCATTCTTGTAGCAGGAATAAAAAACCCACATTGAGTTCCTTTAGCATCATCATCCCATATATTATCAAAAGCTAAAAAGTTATATTTTTCTGGATGAAAAAACATCTCTGCAAATTCCTGAGTACCACCTTCCATATCACCACCAGTTCCTTGAATAATAGGTACTCCAATTAAATCATCACCATCTTTCCAACAAGGCTCTGATATATTATAAGATTGTAGAAGTCCTGGCCATTTACCTGCTTCTTCAAAAAGAAATATGTTACTAGATTTACCAATAGCTGCAAATGGGTTGTCTTTAAAAGTAAAAGAGTGTATTTCAGACATATAACCTGCCCAACCTGTAACACCATCTACTGTTTTTTTATACCTAGCTTTAACAAAGTCTTTAGTATTAGGATTTCTTTCTTTACCCCACTCTGTATGTAAATCTAAAAAGTTAAGATTGTCTAAAGACATTCTCATTGTGTTTTCAGATAATTCAGATTGAAAAGCTCCTATAATACATTTAGCATTTTTATAAAAGCTAAATTCATGTGAAATAATAGCTGCTGACTTATATGAAAAACCAATCCTTCTAGGTTTTACAAGAACAATACCTTTTTGCTGTTCTCTAGCTTTTTCAATAAAAGTAAAATACTCTAAGTCTACATCAGTAAACAAAGGAAAGCCTTGAGTCTTTCTTCTAGTTTTTTCATCTTTTAAATCAATTTGAGTATAATTTAAGTAATAGTAATAAGACCCAGGAATATACAAATTTCCATAAGTAAACCCTTCTTTACATTTCCTAGTTTCTTCTCTCCAATATTCTTCAAATTGATATGTACCTATTGGGTATTTAGTGTACACACCATTTTTAGAAAAGAAAGAAGCAGCTTCAGTAAAATATTTAGGTGGTGTATTAATCATCTTCGTATAATCTAGTTCTTTTTTCTCCTGTTCTTTTATCTTTTGCAGAAGCTTTTTCTTTGTTTACAGCATCTTCTAATATAGATAACTGTCCTACTAATTTAGAAGTGCTTTCAATAGCTTTTAAAATTGCTGGCAGAGTTTCTTCATTAGTTTCAGAATTATTTAAGAAATTAGCTATACCATCAATTTTCATCTTAACACTCATTAATAATCTTTGTGTAGGTGTTTCAGATAGTAAAGTATATTTTAACATTGCATTTTTTAAATCTGCTGTTTCATTTACTTCTCCTTTAAACATATCATTAAAGACCATAGTCTTTTTACTTTCTAATGGAAAGTTACTATATGGACTATTAGAATCAACCATAAAATAAATAACAGCAAATTGCTTAAAAGCTTTGTCTTTATCTTTACTTTTATCTGAAACCCAGATCTTATTAAACTCTGGTATTATTAATAATGAAGTATCAAATTCTATTTTATTATTTACTAAATTAAATAGCTTCATTTTTTTCTATTTTTATTTATGTTTTCTACTACTTTTAAATTAGGATAAAAAGTTCCTAAGTTTTTTATGTATATAGATTTAAAAGAATCTAAATCATCATAATCTCCTTGGTCCATAGTAGCAGAAATAAACCCAGGAATACTTTTAAATATTTCTAGTCCTTGTGTTTTAGAAATACCTAGTTCTTCACATCTTTTTTCAATAATTTTATTTAGTATTACATCCATGAAGGTATGTTATTACTAGAATTATCATCAATAAAAAATTTATCAAAAGGGTCAGAGTAGTTTATATCTTCTGTAGGATATTCTTCATCTAATTCATCTTCTACAATTTCATTAGATTCTCCAATATCTTGAATAGGTTGTTCTGGGATTTCATTTGTAGGTTCTGGTACAACTGGAGTATCAACAGTAACAGGATTATTACTAGTAACTCTATTCTCAATTTTACAATTAAAAGATACCTCAAGAGAATCTCCAGGATAAATAATAAACCTATCATCTATAATATTTTTTTCAATTACGTTCTT